ATAATTAAAATAGCAAATATCCATATGTAAGGATTTGCAATGATAAAAGCGTAATAGACTGATAACACAGCTATAATACTTAAATATAAACAGATAGGGCACATTAATTTTTATACTATTGTACATTATTTTTTAGGAAGTACTATGTTCCAATTTATATTTTAGCAATAAGATGTATTAAAACTTAATACTATTCTTTCTTTAGATTTATTTATACCATTTTCGGAACTATGCATTAACCAACTAGGAAATAATATTAAATCACCTATTCTAGGTTTAAATTGTAAATAATTAAAATTTGTTTCATTTGGAGTTATAAAAGGAGTTATATAGGCGTATGGATTTGGATTAAAAAAATTAATAGGGCTACTTTTATCATCTATTTTTAAATATAAAGCAGAAGAAATGACACTTCCTGGATGAGCATGTTTATCAAAAATACTATTTTGATTTTGAATATTAATCCAAGAATTATCTATTACAATTTCTTTCAACCCTAGCTCTTTTGCATATTCATTAGATATTTTATTTAAATTATTTAATATATTTTTATCAGTTTTATTTAAAATTTTATATTCATTATTAAATGAAGATTTTGCATTTCCTTTTAAAAGAAAATGATTTGTTAATTTAATGTTTTTAAAATCTTTTAAAATTTTTTTACATTCTTCAATTGTTAAAAAATTTTCTACGTATTTTATTAAAACTGGAAATATTTTTAAGTTATTTATTTTCATTTTATTTAAATGTCATTACACATACTACTCTTCTTCCATATTTTGGAAAACTAGCTGAATGATACACATCGTTCATATATAATATTTTATATTGTTCTGGTTTTATTTTTGCTACTACTTTTTTATCATTATTATAAATATAAGTATATCCATCTTTACAATTATTTAAATATATAATTATAGATTGGTGCTTAAAATTATGATCTTTATGTATTCCTCCTATTTTATTCTTTAAGGAAATAGTAAGATTAATACTTGCTCTAATTAAATAAGAATAGCTGTATTTATATTTTTTACAAAACCTTTTTAAAATTGGTTCAAATAAATCAAACATTTGTCTACAAACTATTTCTTCTCCGTGATAAGGATCTTTAATACAATGATAAAAAAAAGGATCTGAATCTTTTAAAGTTTGATTTTGAGACCAATAGAAAGGAAATAATCTATTATTTAAAATAGAATTGTTTATAACAATTTTTTCTTCTTCATTTAAAAAACTTTTATATTCTTTATGCATTAATATCTTATTTCATAATTAATTCAGAATCAGATACTCCTATTTTACCTACTGGTAAAATATTCATAGCTAAAGAATGTCTTATAATACTAGAAACATTTTTATTTGGGCAGTGAAATAAATTAGATGGAAAAATAATTAAATCACCTTTTTCTATTTCTAAACTATAAAACTCACTATTAAACATATTATATTTTTTTATAGGTATCGACCAGTGTTCTTGTTTATTACTTTTGAAATTAATTTTAAAATTGTCTTGTTTATTTCCGTGTGGGTAATAACAAGCACTTAACCAGTAATTTCTATGTTGATGCATTTCATCATCGTTATTTGGGTGGGATTTAGTAGCCCAAGAAGTTACAATTTTATGTCTTACATTATATTCTAAATAACTATCTATAACTTGTTTTATTTTTTTATTTATGACTTTTTTTATAATTTTATTTGATGGTAATATGTCTAAAATTTTATTTGAAACACTTATTTCTATATCATAGTTATTTTTTGCTTTAACAAATTTCAAATCTTGTATTTCTTTTAGTATTTTATCATGATTTAATTCAATATTTTTGAATATAAATTGATAATCTCCGCAACTGTAATTAATTTTTAACATTTTTATTTACTTTTATGATAAAATTTGATACATATCAAGATATGGATAAAGATGAAATTATACAAATTTTAAAAGAAAAACTTGAAATGGAAATTTCAGTTAAAAAAAATGAAGTCCAAATTAACGCTGAATACAAACAAGTTATTGAAAAACTTGAAATACAAATTCAAACTTTAGTTGATATTAATGAAAAATTGTTTAATCAAATAGCAGAATTAAGACAAAAATTAAAAAACAATTCTGTTAAACTTTAAAAGGTAATCCTAAATGTTCTCTTCCATCAAATTTGTTATTTTTTTCATTTAAAGAAATTTCATTGTAATGCAAAAAAACTTGAGCACAAATATTTCCATTAAATTGTTCTCTCCAATGCTCTAACTCACATCCTTTATAAACTAACATATCTCCTGGTTTTAAATTTACTTTAATACCTTTTTTATTTTTTCCTTTTGTTGGATCTAAAAATATTGGCCATGGATCTCCTCCTAAATTTAAAGTAGTAGAAAATCTACAAGATTCTCTATCTATATGTCTTTTCAACACATCTCCATTTTTATACAGCCTTGTATAAGAATAAGTTTCTACTAATTTTTTTCCCATTACTTTTTCAAGTTTTGGTTTAATAAAAACTAATAAAGTTTCCATTGCTATGTCTCCATAACTAGAAAAAGTGTTATCTACTTGTCCATCGCCCCATGTTCCGTATAGTTTTGCTAAATCAAATAAATTTTTACTATAAAAAGTATTAAATACTTTTCTTTTAACTATTAAATAATTAAAACAAAAAGTAGCTAAATTTTTTGGAATGGCATTTTTAACTACTGAATAATTATTTTTTTCAAATTTGTTTTTCATACTCATTTAAATTCTTTTAAAAATTCTTTGTGGCTGATTAAATTTTCATTAAAAAAATTGTGACTTATATGTGAATTTACTCTGTGATCAATGTTTTCTTTAATAGAATTATTCAATAAATCATATTCTTTTTTAATATTAATTTTATTAATTAAATTTAATTCTTTTAATATCACTGTAAAATTATGAGAGTTGAATAAATTATAATTTCCAATAAAATCTTCATTAATAGGTAATCTATTTTTCCATTTTTTTAAATTTATTTCTAAAGTGTGTGGTATTTTTAATTTTAAATCTTTCCAAAATTTACTATCTTTTTTATAAACCATATAATGTAAAACTATAAAGTCTCTAATATTTTCTACAATATTTTTAAAATTTTCATTATATAAATTTATATCTTCATTCGTATAATTATTTATTAAATGAATTAATAAAAATGACTGTTGTATTGAAGTACCAATTGAAGTTGCTTCTAAAGGTTCTACAAAACTAGCACTTAATCCAATTGCTAAACAATTATTTATCCAAGGTTTATCTAATGCCCCTGCATCAAATTTAATGTTTTTAAATACTTCAATTTTTTTAAATTTAATTTTATTTTTATTAAAATATTCTTCACATTCTTTTTGAGCTTTTTCAGCTGTCATATAATTATTGTTATAAACATAACCATTTCCCCACCTTCCTTGTGTAGGTATTCTCCATAACCATCCACTAGACATTGCTCTTGCTAATGTATACGGAGAATATTCTTCTGTATCTTCTAAAGGAAAAGCGATTGCTTCATTCATTGGTAGATATTCAGAATAAGATATCCATTTAGCTCCTAATTTAGATATTAATAACTTTTTAAATCCAGTGCTATCTATGTAAAAATCATATTTATAATTTTTACTTTTACTTTTTATATTTGTTATTTTATTATTTTTAGTTTGAATATTAATTATTTCGTCTTCAAATATTTTTATGTTTGCTTCTTTACATTTTTTTTCTAAAAAAGAATTTAGTTTAAAAGTGTTAAAATGAAATTGATTAGGCAAATCATTCTTTGCAACTTTATTTTTAAATACAAAACTACTTGTATATTCCTCTGGTTTTAAATTATTAATAACAGCATAAGCATATCCTCCCAAATATTGACCATACCTTATATACATTAAATGCCCTGTGATATTGTGAAAATATTTATGTTTAGTCCAGTCTTCAAACATAACTCCGTATTTTAATGTTGCATCACATTCATTTATTAATTCTTTATAATCTATTCCACAAAAGTTAATAAATTCTAACCAATGTTCTGTAGTTCCCTCTCCAACACCAATAATTCCAATTTTATCTGATTTAACTATATCTACAATTAATCTAGGAAATCTTTTTTTTAAAATAAGTGCGGAAACAAAACCAGAAGTGCCTCCACCTACAATTAATATTTTATTCATTTAAATGTTTCTCCACTAAACCAAGTCACTAAAGAATACCTAGTTCCTTTTTTTACTGGAGTTACTCTATGCCACACAAAACTTGGAAAAAACATTATAGTTCCTCTAGGAAGTATTTCTGTAGCTTTAGTAATTTCTTTTTTTTCTGGGTTACTATTTGGAAAACAAAATTCTAAATTTCCGCCTTTATAATCTTTTGAATCAGATAACTGTATTGTCATAGATATTTTTCTAATTGTATTATAAAAAGGAGAACTTGGATCATTATTAATATCTGGATGATGGTCCATATGCCAATGATAAAATTGTTTTTTACCATAAATTGTAAATTGATTACTTTCTTTTTTTGTAACATTAAAATTCCATCCTGAATTTTTATTAGCGATAATTAAATAACTATTTATAACATCATCTATTTCTGGATCTTCAAAAAATACAACATCCGAAAATCTTTTTTTTAAAATTATTTTTTTATTTTCCTTTTTTGTTGAATCTAAGCCACCTATGGTGCCTAATTTCTTTTTTCTTTTCAGTCCGATGTTTATAATTTTATCACAAAAATCATTAGATAAGGCAGATTTAAAATACCAATAATAAAATTTACACCACATGTATTTTTATGTGTATATTATGAATTATAAAATTTGTAAAGTATTAGAAAATTACCCAAGAATTATTAGCATTGTCCCAATAAATATTTTGACCATTTTCATTTACTGACTGCCATCTTAAATTTGGCTCTGACCAAACAATTGCATAAGTAGGGTACACTCCTTCTTCTAATGGTGGGGCATTAGTGTTTACAATAATAGTTGGAAAACTAACTGGGGATACCCAAATATTATTAGAATTTAATGTCCAAGAAGGATATGGTCTTGGAGATATAAAAGCATTTTTATCCGCATCATATATATCTCCTTTTCTTACTTGATTAGAAACATTTTTCCACACTCCTCCAAATGTATTAGTACAATAAGTTTCTTTATCTACTATAGCATCATCAACAACAATTGTTTGAATAACGGAATTTAATATATCTAATTTTGCACATACTGCCATTAAACAATTCCTCCTTTATATTCTAAAGTCCCAGAAACTGTAAAGGTAGCAATTTTATCTCCATTAGGAGCACTTGTAACAGTATTTGTTCCAGGTGAAGCTGTAAATTTAGCTCCAGAAGGGGCTCTAATAATTATTATTCCATCTCCACCATTTCCACCTGCAGTTGCTCCAGGAGCTGGGGCTGCTCCAGCACCACCTCCACCTCCACCTAAACCATCTGTAGCTGGATTACCAGCACTGCTTGAAGGTCCTCCTGATCCACCTCCACCAGTTCCTCCAGAACCTCCGCCGTGACCCATACCATAAGCTCCACCGCCACCACCTCCAGAGTATGAAGTGGGAGAACCTGAAATACTATTGGCAGAACCTGCTCCACCAGGACCACCAGCTGACATACCACCAGTGTTTCCCGTAGCAGAAGCTCCTCCTCCTCCACCTCCGCCCCCACTACCAGGATTCTGGGCACCATTATTTCCTTGTGGTGGATTTGTTGGCGGTGTATTTCCTGTTCCTGCTGCTTGATAAATTGATCCACCACCAGAACCTCCTGGTTGTCCTCCGCTAGGTCTATTAGGAGCAGCTGATCCTCCAAATCCGCCAGCACCACCTCCACCTCCAGCAGAAGTTATAGTTGTTTTTCCTGCAATAGATGAATTTCCTCCAGGAACTCCTGGATAATAAGTAGGATCACCTACTTCTCCAGCCCCACCATCTCCAATTGTTATTGTATTAAGACCCCCTAAAATTTCTATTTTTGTTCCACCTGGATAAGAAGTTCTATATCCTCCAGCACCACCACCCCCAGCATGAGGAGCACCTCCGCCACCGCCACCACCTGCGACTATTAAATAGTCTACAAATGCAGGAGCAATTCCTCCAGCTGTAAGTCCAAACCCTTTTGAAGAACCAGCTCCACGTGTAGATACTAGAGGCATTACAAGGTTTCCTTAATTAAATTGAGTTTGTGATGCTAAAATTGTATAAGCTGGTGTTGTTGATGTTTTAATTGCAGTGAATGAATAAACATCAATACCTGCATTACCTGCTGTTGGTGCAGAACCACCTTGATACTCAAGTGTAACGTTTGTTGATGAACCATCAATTGTTATTGTTGAAAGATAAAAAGTTGTATTAGTATTTAAAAAAGCACCAGTCATAGATTCACCTGTAGACATTACATCATTAAGTGTAGTTGATGAAGAGCCCCTTAAATTAAGAGTAAATTGACCTGTTGCAGTTGTTGTATGAAAAAGC